CACCGTTTCTTGGCCCAGGCAGCATATCCGTGATTAAATCCTTATGTGGTTTGCAGGAGCGCATGGGTAAAAATGGATCAGTTCAAAGCCTTATATAAGCAGCAGCTAGAAGTGTATTTAAATCAAGAGGTTACCTGCCCTGCCTGCGGAAAGAAGATGACCGTGCGTGATTGGCCGACTGTCCCTTCAACCGGGAAGCCTAAAAAAACCTGCTGCCGGACTTCTGGCTGGAACAATAGTCAGCGCTATGAAGAAAGGAAGAAAAAAGTAGGAAACGAGATTTGGTTCCTCTGTCGCTCATGCCTTACGCATAAGCCTGAGTCGGGCTTCAACAAGTCTAAAAATTTAGTGCAGTCCACTTGCAAGGCTTGCCATGCGGAAAAGTACAAAGACTATGTCTCCCCTTCAGAGAAGAAGGCCAAGGAAGAGGCCCGGAAGCGAAAGATCGTCAGGGACAACGAGGTCATCAAGTGCAAGGCCTGTGGGAAGGAAATGAAGAGGAAGGACTGGCCGAAGCAGAAGGGAGGGAAGATCGCGGATATCTGTTGTACGAACCGTTCAGCGGCTCACGTTAATCGCTACCTTGCCAGAAGGGGTAAGAGGCTCTGCGGATCTTGCAACATCGTCAAACCCCTAGATCACTTTCAGGAGTGGAACGGCAAGCCTGTAAACCCTTGTCGGGTTTGTCGGAAGGCTATCAGCGTCAATAAACAGTACGACGAGCGCAGAAAGAACCAAATCGTTGAGAGTGATGACGGGACTCTTGTAGGCAAGAACCTAAGTGGCCTCTTCATCGCAGCCAAGACCTGTGCGGTCTGCTTCTCTGATATGAAATACGAAGACAAGACCCTGGATCACGTTCTCCCCCTAGTTAAGGGAGGGGCTCATTCCTTAAGCAACGCGATGATTATGTGCCACTCGTGTAACTCCAAGAAGAAAGATCAAGACCCAAAGGAATGGTTCAAGTCACTAAGCCAGGAGTCGCAAGACTCAGTACTGGCTTACTTTGAGCAGTCTGAGCATTTGGATAAGGACATTCTCTTATGAGCGGAGTAGGCATAGGGACTCCCTACGACGAGGCCAGGACCAGAAAGGTCAATGCGGAAGCGGAGATAGCTGAGCTTGAGTTAGCGAAGATCCGTGGAGAGCTTGTCGTTGCTGAGGATGTTGTTAAGGCCTGGGAGGATGTTCTTGGAGCATTGAAGGCCAAGCTTATGGCGATTCCCACTAAAGGGGCGCCGGTAGTGGCTACAGAAAGTGAGGCGGGGAAATGTCAGGAGATTTTGGAAGACCTGATTCGGGAGGCACTAGAGGAACTATCAAACTATGACCCAAGCGTGTCCGCAGTCACCGCAACTGTTGAATCACCTCAAGAAGGCGATGACAGTCCTAAAACCCCCGCCAAGGCTAAGCGTCGCGGAGTGGGCCGACCGCGAAAGGCGGCTGGACTCTCAGAGTAGCGCCGAGCCAGGACGGTGGTACACCTCTCGGGCTGAATACCAGAGAGGAATCATGGATGCCTGTTCCGACCCAACCATCTCTGAGGTGGTTGTGATGGCCGGTGCCCAGTTGGGGAAGACTGAAGCCCTTCTGAACATCATTGGCTACTACATAGCCCATGATCCCTGCCCAATCCTCGTTCTCCAGCCCAGTCTTGAGATGGCTCAGGCATTCTCTAAGGACCGTTTATCAGCGGGGCTCATCCGGTCAACCCCCTGTCTAAAAGGCAAGGTTAAGGACCCGAGGGTAAGGGATTCAGGCAATACGACCCTTCATAAGGTGTTCCCAGGCGGCGCTATTTCTATGGTAGGCGCGTCGAGTCCTAGTGGTCTCGCCAGCAGGCCGATCAGAGTCTGCTTATTCGATGAATGTGACCGCTATCCCCCTTCTGCGGGCTCTGAAGGCGATCCTATCCAGTTGGCGAAGAAGCGGAGCGCCACTTACTGGAATCGCAAGATAATCATGGTCTCTACCCCGACCAACAAGGGTTCTTCTCGGATTGAAGATGCCTTTGAGTTATCAGACAAGCGCCGATACCACGTTCCCTGTAAGCATTGTGAGCAATTTCAAACACTTAGATGGGCAAACGTGAAATGGGAAGAGGATAAGCCAGAGACAGCGAGGTACATGTGTGAACACTGCGGAACCCTCTGGTCCGAATCCGACCGGATGTGGGCAATCAGAAACGGCCAGTGGGTCGCTGAGAAGCCGTTTACTGGGGTGGCTGGATTCGCTATTTCGGGCCTATATAGCCCGTGGACACCTCTAGCTGATGGGGCTCGGGACTTCCTGAATATGCGGAAGAACCCAGAGCAGCTAAGGGTGTGGCAGAACACCTATCTTGGAGAGTCCTGGGAGGATCAGGGGGAACGGGTTGATGACTGGGCGTTAGCAGAACGTCGAGAGCCAATGCCGAATATCCCTGATGACGTACTGGTATTAGTTGCAGGGGTGGACGTTCAGGACAACCGCCTAGAGATGTCTGTCATTGGGCTAGGTAGAGACGATGAGTCCTACGTCATTTCCCATGAGACCATGTATGGGGACCCGTCTACACCGCAACTGTGGACAGCTTTGGATACAAAGATCTTTCGACAATACGAAACGGAGTCAGGGCGACAGATTGCCATCCGATCAACCTGCATCGACTCCGGGGGTCACTTCACCAGCTCTGTGTATAACTACTGCAAGAAGCACACAGGAAGGCGGGTATTTGCCATCAAGGGTGTCGGGGGTGAAGGAAAGCCGATTGCTGGGCGACCTTCCAAGAACAATATCGCGAAATGCCCCCTATTCCCGGTGGGGGTAGATACGGTCAAGGACCTGCTGTTCGCCAGGATGCGCATTGAAGAGCCTGGGGCGGGCTACATGCATTTCTCTGACGAACTCCCAGATGAATACTTCAAGCAGCTCACTGCGGAGAAGATCGTCACCAGATACCACAAGGGCTTCAAGCGACGTGAGTTTGTTAAGACCCGACCGAGGAACGAAGCTTTGGACTGTTTTGTGTATGCCTTGGCGGCATATGCTATTGTAGGCATAAATGTCAACAGCTTAGCTGATAGAATTGAGGCCCAAGAACCAAGTGAGCCTCCGTCGGAAGCTAAGAAGACAGTCACTCAGCCTTTCGTCCCCAAGGTGGGGCGTAACTTCGTAAACTCATGGCGGTGATATGGCTAACCTCTTTGATGCAGCAAATGCCCCTGAAGGAGAACCCACAGAAATCGTGGTGGGCGACTTCCTTCAGTGGAAGCGCTCCGATGTGGCGCAGGACTACCCCACTAGCTCCGGCTACACCGCTGAGTACGTTGCTCGCATCACGGGTGGTGGCGCTAATGAGATCAAACTGGCCCAAGCGGCTGGCTCAACTGATGACTACTACTTATTCACCGTAAGTAGTGTCACCAGCGCGGACTTCGTCCCCGGCCTCTATCACTGGCAGTTAGAGATCACCCAGACGAGTTCTGGAAATCGCGTTGTTGTGGATATCGGTGACTTCACCGCCATCCCCGACATGGACGATAACCAAGCCGATCCTCGGATTCATGCCGAGATCATGGTTGCCAAGATTCAAACCCTCCTAGAGGGCAAGGCTGACGCTGACGTCAGTAGTTACTCCATCGCCGGTCGTTCTCTGACCAAACTCTCTTTCCAAGAACTCCTAGATGCCCGTGACTTCTATCGAAGAGAAATCACGCAGCACAACAACAAGGAGCTTCTGAAGAGAGGTAAGAAGAACGGCAGTACGATCCAAGTGAGGTTCTGAGTATGGGCATTTTCGACTCTTGGTTTAAGAAGCCCGAAGAGCCTCCGAAAGGACGAGTCTTCAAGCGATCCTACGCAGCCGCCAACACTGGGCGGCTTTTTGCTGACTTCCCCGGAAGTGAGCGGTCGAGTGACTCTGAGTTATATCCGGTCATCTCCCGCATGCGGGCCAGGACCCGAGATCTCGCTCGGAACAATGAGTACGCAAAGCGGTACTTGGAGCTGATGAAGTCTAATGTGGTCGGTGATCGCGGCTTCTCTCTACAAGTTAAGGCCGTGGATACCGTTGGTCGCCTTGATCAGATGGGCAATCAAGCCATTGAGGGCGCTTTCAAGATGTGGGGACGCCTCGGTAACCCCACGGTAGACGGCAAGATGACTTGGATCGACGCCCAAAAGCTCGCTATGGAATGCTTAGCGAGGGATGGCGAGGTCATTATCATCAAGCACCGTGGCCCCCGTTTTAAGGATTCCTTCGCCCTAGAGTTCCTTGAGCCCGACCAGTTGGACGAGGAAAAGAGCGAGCGCCTGCCGAATGGCAACGAAATTCGCATGGGAGTGGAGCTGGATCGCTTTAAGCGGCCTATTGCCTACCATTTCTTGACCTACCATCCGGGTGATTACGACTTTACGTCTCAATCTCGCTCTACCAAACACGTTCGCATCCCCGCTGAGCGAGTTATCCACATCTTTAAGCCTCTTCGCGCCGGTCAAACCCGTGGTGAGCCGTGGATGGCCCCTGCATTGAGTGCCATGAAGCAGCTAGATGGCTTCCGAGAGGCCGCAATCGTTAATGCGCGCATCGGTGCATCGAAAATGGGCTTCTTCACCAGCCCTTCGGGTGACGGTTTTGTGGCTGATGACATGGATGGGACGGTCCCGATCATGTCGGCGGAGCCCGGGAGCATGCATCAACTGCCTAACGGCGTTGACTTCAAGGCATGGGACCCGCAATACCCATCAAATGAGTTTGAGAACTTCCATACGGCGGTTCTTAGAGGTATCGCAAGCGGTCTGGGGGTGTCCTACACCTCTCTGTCCAACGATTTAGAGGGCACGTCCTACAGCTCTATCCGTCAGGGTGCTCTGGAAGAGCGTGATTTCTACAAAAACCTCCAAGCTTTCTTTGTGGACCACTTTGTCCGGCCCGTTTACGAGGGCTGGCTTGAATCTGCAATGGAAGTTGAGTCCTTTGGCATCCCGGTTCGTCAATTTGACCGTTTTTCGGCTGCTTCTGAGTTCCGTGGACGGGCTTGGAGCTGGGTCGATCCGCTCAAGGAGATGAATGCGGCGGTTGTGGGGCTTCA